TGAAGTTGAACCTGAAATGGAACCAGAAGCCGAAGTTGAACCAGAAGCCGAAGTTGAACCTGAACCTGAAATGGAACCTGAACCTGAAATGGATGATGAAGTTGAATTAGATGTAACTGATTTGGTACAAGGAACTGAAGAAGCACAGAATTCAGCTGAAGAAGCCAATAAAAAAGCTGAAATGTTATTAAGTAAATTAGACAATCTAACTAATTCTTTAGATAAAATGTCGGCTATGAATAACAAGATAGATGACTTAGAGAATGAATTTGAGAAAAGAAATCCGACTCCTGAAGAAAAATTAGAAATGCGTTCATTAAGTTCTTATCCTTATAACCTAAAATTAACAGATTTTTGGTCTGAAAAAGAAGGTAATTATGACGTTATGAATCAAGATAAGGATGGTGAGAAAGAATATGTACTAACTCAAGATGATGTGGATAGAGATTTTAATCCAATGGAGATTAAAGACTCTTTTAAAGACGAAGATTACCAAAGTAATCAAAGCTTTTAAAGCTAAAGTATTAAATATCAAAACGAAAGGTGTAATTTAATTATTACACCTTTTTTTTTTTGTAAAAATATTAAAAAAGACTTGTAATAACTCATTTTAATTAGTATCTTTGGCTCAGTTATTTTAATGTAAATCATTAGGTAGCGTAACACGATTACCACCCGTGAATTATAAGTGGTGGTGATACAAATAAAGACTCCGACATATAAAAAACGAAGGTCGGACATTTACTAATAACAAAATTATAACTATGAGTAACGAGAAAAAAAATCCGTTAGAAGCGATGTTAGCTCAGTACGAGACAGCGACTTCAAAATCGAGTAACAACTCATTTGACAAAACAAATTACTTCACTACGTATTTACCAGATGGTATTGAAAGTGCAGTTAAAAAAATTAGAATTTTACCACCAGAAGAAGGTAAAACACCTTTCGAAGAAGTTCACGTACACAGTGCTAAAGTTGACGGTAAAAACCGTAAATTCACTTGTATTAAAGAACTGAATGACGAAGATTGTCCTTTCTGTGAAGCTAGAGAAGAACTACTTTCTACGGGTGAAAAAAGTGATGAAGAATTAGCAAAGAAATATAAAGCTAGGTTAATGTACATCGTAAGAGTTATTGACAGAGAAAACGAAGACGAAGGTATAAAATTCTGGAGATTTCCAATTAACTACAAAAAAGAAGGTATCTTTGATAAAATAATGGCAACCATTGGATTATTAAAAGAAGATATCACAGACCCTGAAGTAGGTAGAGACTTAATTCTTAACATAGTTAGAGTTAAAAACCCAAGAGGTGGTACTTACCCAATGGTTAACTCAATCCAAGCATTCGATAAAGGGCCTCTAAGTGAGGATAAAAAACTAGCTAAAGGCTGGTTAAGTAACAATAAGAGTTGGAAAGAAGTTTACTCAGTAAAAGGTTACGATTACTTAAAAATTGTAGTCTTAGGAAAAATCCCAATGTGGAGTAAGAAGCAAGAAAAATTTATTGCAAAAGAAGACTTAGAAGCTGAAAATGAAGATTCAGAAGACTCTAACAGTGGATTAGAAGACCAAATCACAATGGGAGGTGGTAGCAAAAACATTGATACCAAAAGCACTTCAGATGTTAAAACAGAAGAGTTAACTGAAAGTGAAAATAGTTACGATACCGTAGCTGAAGAAGAAGATGAAGAAGAAGATGATTTACCATTCTAAATAGGTAACATCTTAATATAATAGTAAAAAAGGGGGTGAGGTTACCTACCCCCTTTTTTTTCCTAAAATAGTGAAAAAATAAAACAACTCTGGGTGCAGTAAAAATAGAATATATGGCAAAAAGTAAAAAACCGAGTAAAAAAACTGTTTCTAAATCCTCTTATAGTTTAGAAGATTTTAAAAAATCTCAGGGGGTTGAAAAAACCGTTAAGGATAAAGAGCTATCTTGGATACCTTTATCTAAAGCGTGGCATGATGCTATCGGAATACCAGGTTTTGCTAGAGGTTATGTAAACTCAGTTAGAGGATATTCAAATACGGGTAAATCAACTGCTTTTTATGAATCAATAGCAGGTGCTCAAAGAATTGGTGATTTGCCAGTTATCTTTGAAACTGAAGGTAATTTTGATTGGGAACATGCTAGAAAGTGTGGTGTTAAGTTCGATGAGAATGTAGATGAAGAAACTGGTGAAATAACTTACAGTGGTAGATTTTTATACATGAGTAATCAAGACTTATTAGATAAGTATCAAAATTATGACCACCAACATAGTAAGATGACTTCAAAGCCTTTAAGGTATGAACCAGTTATTGAAGACATTTCACTAAGTATGACTGAACTATTAGATTTACAGCAAGAAGGTAAATTACAAGAAAATTTATGTTTCTGCTGGGACTCTATAGGTACGCTGAATGGATTTAAATCAGCGATATCTAAAACAAGCAACAATATGTGGAACGCAGGTTCAATGAAATGCTTCCAAGCAATTGTTAATTTCAGAATACCTAGTTCTAGAAGAGAGGATAATGAATTTACCAATACGTTTATCTGCGTACAGAAAATATGGTACGATAGTATGAACATGAAAATTAAACATAGTTGTGGTGAGTTTATGTTCTTTAACTCTAGATTGATTGTACATTTAGGTGGTATTGTATCTCACGGTACGGCCAAACTAAAAGCAACATCATTAAGTAAGGATTTTCAATACGGAACTGAATGTAAGATATCTTGCGAGAAGAATCATGTTAGTGGTATTGAAAAGAAAGGAAAGATAGCATCAACTCCACATGGTTTTTGGAACCCATACGAGTTAGATACTTACAAGAAAGAACACCGTGACTTTATACATGATAATCTAGAAGTAGATTACAATGCTGAAGTAGTGTTCTCGACTGAAAAAGGAGAAAGAGGTGAATACGACTACGATAGTATGTAAACTTTAAAAACAAAAGATGTCTAAAAGACCAAAAAGAAAAGTGGGTATTTCTAAAAATACTAGGAATACCCTACTTATCGATGGAAATGCATTATTTAAATTAGGTTTCTTTGGTGCTAAAGATATGTACACTAGAGATGGTGACCACATAGGTGGATTATATATCTTCATTACAATACTTAGGAAATTACTACAAGAGGATTTATATTATAGGGTTTTTGTTTTCTGGGATGGAAAATTTAGTGGTAGAAAACGATGGGAACTTTATAAGGATTATAAATCTGAGCGTGGCAAAGACTTTGAAAATGGGACTCACCCAGTAGATATTCAAGAAAAAACTGAAATATTCTTAATAAGACAGTATCTAGAGGAATTATGCATTAGACAATTAGTTGATAATTCAAAAGTAGGTGTTGAAGCAGATGACTTTATTGCTTACTACTGTCTAACTAGAAAATCTAATGAAAAGATAACTATATGTACGTCTGATAGAGATTTGTGTCAGTTAATAAATGATGATGTTAGAATTTATTTATGTGATAAAAAAGAATACGTCACCTATGATAATTACCAAAATTATTTTAAACATCACCAAAAGAACTCTAAATTAATTAAAATAATTGGTGGTGATAACTCAGACAGTATTAAGGGGATTGATGGAGTTAAAGAAACAAGTTTACTCAAATACTTTCCAGAGTTAAAAGAGCGTGAAGTTTCATTAACTGAAATACTACAATCAGCTAAAAAACAATTAACGGAAAGAGTTGAGCAAAAGAAAAAGCCTTTAAAAGTATTAACAAATTTAGTTAATAGTAAAACGAAAGGAGTTCAAGGTAAAAACATTTATAAAATAAATGAGAAGATAATTGACCTAAGTAATCCTTTAATTGACAGAAAGAATAAAGAGTTATTAAAATACTACAGGAAGCCCATGGGTGATTTAGATAGTAGAGGTATTAAAAACGTTTATAGTTTTATGAAGCGTGACGGTGTTGATAAAGTAATAGAATCATTTAGCACGAATTATCTACTACCTTTTAAAAAATTAATAGAGAGAGAACGTAAAGAACTAAATAAATAAATAAAGATGAGTAAAACAAAAGAAGAAAAGCAATTAGAATTTGAGAAGCAAATCGTTAAACCATTCGAATTTGTATTGAAAATCAATGACAATATTATTTGTCAAAGGTATTTTAATATTAAAGGTTATAATAACGAATGTAGAGAGTCTCTAGAGATGAAAGAAATGATGGATGATATCATGGGAGTCAACCAGCAAATTAAATTAGGGGTTATACCCGATTTTTTCAAATACAGATGTGTTGTTAATTCTTATAAACCTTATTACTACCAAAACAATTATTTAAACGATAAAGATGATATCTTTAGTTTGGAAGTATTAAAAAATAACGTAAATAAATTACGTAATAAGAACAATGATTTCAACTTAGATGATTTACAAAAGGAGAAGTTAGTCGAAGGTACCTTTGATGGTAAAATGTTTCATCCTAATGTTAGGTATGAAATTGACATCAGGAGTATAATTCCTGAAATTATTGGAGTAATTCAAGACTACTTAGGTAGTAGCTCTTATACCAAAGAATATGGTGACGTATCCTTGAAAAGAAATAACAGATTAACACAAAAAGATAGACTTAAATTAGTTACATACTAAATATGACAGATATTAAAAAAGACGAAGGATTTGGATTTTTAGGAATTCCGTATCAGAAAAGATTAATATCTCAGTTAATAACAGATTATAGGTTTGCGTCAAATATATTAGAAATAGTTGACGCAAACTATTTTACGGATTTATATTTAAGAATAATAGTGTCTGAGATAAAGGGTGCACATGAGAATGACGACGTTATCTTAGATTTTGATGGGTT